GTGACGCAGCACACCTACGACCACTGGCGGGTGACTCGGGGACTTCGGCTTCGCGATGTCGCCGACATCACTCCGGACGAGGAAAGCGCTATCTACCGGACGATGTACTGGGCGCCGGTTCTCGGCGACCAGCTTCCCGCGGGCGTCGACTATCAGGTGTTCGACTGCGGCGTGAACAGCGGCCCCTATCGTGCCGCGTGCCTTCTCCAGCAAGTCCTGAACATCGACGTTGACGGGTATATCGGCCCGGTGACGGTAGCCGCTGCGCGGGCCGCCGATCCGAAACAGCTCATCAGCGCCTTCACCCAGGCGCATCTCGCTTACCTCCAGACCCGGCCGACGTGGGCGACCTACGCGCACGGCTTCACGAACCGGGCAAACACGGTCGAGGCGCGCGCCGACGCGATGATCGCATGAGCACCGACAGCCTAGCGCGGGCGCTGTCGCTGCAAGTCGCTATGGTCCTTGTCGGAAGTCTCTCGCAGATGTCGAGCCTTCCGACCGACAGGACGGCGTTTTTCGACGGAAACCTCTGGACGTTCCAGGCTTCCGATCTTTCTCCGAGCGTCGCCCAGGACCCGCATCACGCGATCTACAATCCCTCTTCGCTGAACCAGTCAGGGTCCGCGGGAGCGTGGGTCCGAAACTTCGACAGCCCCGTGCAAGGGCGGTGGGCCGGAATCTCTCAATCGTCGTCCGACAACTACGCCGCGATCAACGTCGGGATCACGCTGTCTCGGCTCTCCAAGAAGCCGTTGGAGATCCCGGCCGGCGTGTTCGTGGTCAACCAGGCGGTGCCGAACTTCGCGCTTCAAGACGACGATCAGATATTCGGGCAGGGCCCGGTACTGACGACACTCCACTTCACCGGGCTCGCCAACAGCGGAGAGGTGTTCTCCTCCACCACCATGTCCCGCATCCGCCTCGCGGACTTCAAGATGGAGGCGAGCGTCCTCCAGACTGGCGGGCAAGTCGCTATCAGCTTGAAGGACTCCACCGACTGCACGGTTGAGAACGTAACGTGCGACAAGTGGACCAACAGCTTCATTTTCTGGCCCGCTGCCGGAACCGCCGCTGGCCCGATCCCCCCGCAGTCGACCACCCTTCGCAACAAGGCGATCAACTGCATCTCGCTCTCGTCGCGCAGCTACGGCTTCTTCATGAGCAACGCGACGGCGTGCGAGTTCCTGCACTGCCAGGTTTACAATGCCTCCAACCAGGACGGTTTCAAGTTCGGCGGCGGCACCCTGTTCGCCAAGGTAATCGGCTGTCATGCCGAGGGCTGCAACGGCGACGGCTTCGACACCTACGACGGGTTCATCTCGTCGATAATGTCCGGCTGCACGAGCTACAACAACACGTCCAACGGCTTCCAGCTCAAAGGCACCTTCGGAGGCACCTGGTCGGCCGGGGACTACGTTACCCGTGAGAGCAGCTTCGTCAATCTCGTGGCGCGGGGGAACGCACTCTCGGGCTTTCTCTTGCAGGAGATGCGCTACGCCTCGGTGGTCGGCCTGGTGGCGAGCGAAAACGGGACCGCGGGGATCGTATGCAACAACATCCAGGGCGTCACCTTCGTCGGCTGCACGACGTTCCGTAACACGCAGCACGGCTGGAGTATGATAGGCGGCACTTCGCGCTGCGACTTCATCGGCTGCTTCGCGTTCGACAACAGCTATGTCGACGGCATTATCCAGAACGGCACCTACGACGGATTCAATCTCGGGTCCGCCAACACCTGCACCTTCCTCGGCTGCTACAGTTCCAACGGGACCATAGGCGGCAAGCTCGGCGGGCAGGGGTTCGCCTACAATATGACGACTTCGAGCGGCAACAACGTGTTTTGCTGCGGCGCCGGGACCAGCGTGACCGGCCCGGTCGGCGGAACGAGCCCCTACACCAACAACAAGTTCGCGCTCTTCGACGCGGCAGGCACGTTCATCCAGTCCAGCTACGAGCTTGGATACACGGCGGGGATCGGCCTCGGCGGCGCGGCGACGCAGCTTACGAGCAAGACTACAGCGGTAACGAACAACAAGTTTTGCGGTCAGTTCACGACCAACAATGCCTCCTTGGCGGCCGGCGCACGCGTCACTTTCGAAGTTCTCAACTCCAACTTCGCGTCCACGGACACCTGCATCCTCAACCTTCAAGGCGGCCACGCCACGAAGGGGACGTACCGATACTGGGTCGACGGCGTAGTGACCGGGGGCTTTTTCGTGACACTTGAGAACCTTAGCGCCGGTGCGCTTCTCGAAGCGCTCATCTTCAACTTCACATCCTTCAAGTCGGTCGTAACGTAGCTATCGACGCGGGGAGCGAAATCTAATACACCATACCGCGTCGCACACTTTGCTCCGACAGGGAGAGTACCCATGAAGAAGTCAGGCAACCTCCTCGAAGGTCTCAAGACCAAGAGTCCCGAAGGCGCCATCGGCCGCAAGGCCGAGAGCGAAGCGGCCTCGATGAACAGCGATTCGACGCGCAGCTCGGTCGCTCACGGCCACTCGATTGGCGGCCGCACGGCGTAAATGCGCTTCTCGGGCATCGGCTACTATGACCTCTCAAGCTTCTACACCGCGTACATTGGGAAGCACAAAGCGGGCCTCGTAGAGAGCCCCGCGCCGCACCATCACAAGGTCCGGGTGCTCGACCTCCTGAACGACCGGGAAGAAACAGAGGTGCTGAAAGGGTGGAAGTCGGCGCAGGCCCTCTTCCATAAGGTCCGCACGCGCCTGTCGGACCTGCCGCGCCCCGGCGACCTCCAGCACGCCTACGTCCTCGCCTACGCGCCGGATGCGTACACCGACTGGCACACCGAGGACATTATCGACCCCGACGCCTTCATGCGCGTCCACGTCCTCCTCAACCCGTCGCCTTCGTTCCGGCTCTACTCGGCGGAAGAGGTGCTTGCGCCGCTCGTGTGGGGTGCCACCGCTGCCGACCACCGCGGGCTTGTGTCCGCGTCCAACTTCAATGCCCCGAACACCGCGCACGAACTGGTGCTGGAGCTCGCGCTCGATGTTGTCGGTTGAGAAAACCCCTCTCTCGTGGCTCCGCGAGGACAACCTCGAAGCGATGATGTTCGCGCATTGGCGCGAGTGCTCGATCGACCACGAGGCGGTGCCGCTCAACCCGGATTGGGAGCTGGCGGCCGAGATGGAAAAGCGCGCGACGCTCCACGCCTTCGGGCTGTTCGATGATCGCAAGCTGGTCGGTTACGCCGTCTTCGAAATGGCCCCGCACCTCCTGTTCAAGTCGACCCTCTTTGCGTGGAACACCGGCTTCTACGTCGTGCCCGAGAGCCGCAAGGGTAATGCGGCGTTCAAGCTGTTCGTCGGCTGCGAGGAGGCTTTGAAGCGCATGGGCGTTCAGAAGATCACCTGTCTCGCGCCGAACGAGTCTTCCCTCAACCGGCTGCTCGGCAAGGGCGGGTACACCCCGACCGAGCGCTACTACACGAAGCTGGTGGCCTGAGATGGGTGGGGGACAGAAAGCGCCGACGCCGTACCAGCCCGCCCACCAGGGCGCGGCGGACAGCGCCTACTATGGGACGCTGAGCGGGCTTACGTCTCAGGACCAGGCGAACATGGGCGCGGTCGATACCGGCTACGCCAACGCCTACAACGGCGTCCTCGCCAACCAGTACGCTCAGCCGATGGTGCAGGGGACCGTCAACGCGGCCAATGTCACCAACCAGGTCGGCCAGAACGATGTCACGCAGGGCGGCCTCGTCACCGCGCAGGGCAACCAAATCTTCAACGATGCGGGCACCGTTCGCGGTTACGCGCCGCAGCTTGAACAGCTCGCCGGGCTCGCCAAGGGCTACGCCGCGCCGATGGCGGCTAATGCCGACACGCTCCGCAGTTATGCCCCGTACCTCGCGGAAATGGGGCTCGACCCCAACTTCTCCGAGTACAATTACGGGATGCAGCAGACGAAGGACGCGGCGAATGTCGGGAACGCCGAGCAGGGTCTATCGGGATCGCCGTTCGCCGCTGGCGTCACCGGCGACGCGATGGCGGCCTACAAGCGCAACTATGACGCCTCCCGGCTCACGAAAGGGATGCAGGCGCTTTCGGCGCTGAGCGGCCTCTACGGCAGCGCCGGCGGCCTCGACCTCAACGCGCTCACCGCTTTGCAGGGCTCGGGTGGGTTACTGAACGACGCGGCGGGCATGTACGGCAAGGCCGCCAACATGGGGATCACCGGCTCCAACATCGTCACGGCGGGGCAGGGGTTGCAGGGCCAGGGCGCGGACACGCAAGCGCTCGCCGCGATGATGCCCTACGAGGCCAGCAATACCATCTCGCAGGACCAGATGGCAGCGCTCGGGCAGATGGCGCAGGGCGAGTCGGCGATGAGCGGCAACCTCCAGAACGATGTCAGCGGGTATGGCAACTACCTGAACATCGGCCAGCAGGCGACGGCCGGGGCGCAGAACGCCGCGAAGATCAATTACCAGGACAGCTTCATGGGCGGTCTCGGGCAGTTGCTCGGCGTAGCGGTCCAGGCCGGTATGCACTTCATTCCAGGCGGCTAACATGGCAGACTTTTTCTCAGGACTGGCGCAAGGGCTACAGGGCCTCCCCGACGAAATCGGGAAGCTCCAGGAGTACGCTCGCGCCAAGAAAGCCGCCACGGCGCTGGCTAACAGCGACTTCTCTGGCGTTGGCGGCAACGCGCCCCCCGCGCCACCGGCCGCCGCCTTGGCCGCGCTCGCCCCGAAGCCACAGCCCACAGCGCCTATGCCGTCGACCGCGCCGCAGGCGGCGCCGCGCGACCCTTTGGCGCCTTTGCCCTCACCGGGTGGGGCTCCCGCGCCGCCGATGCCGTCGACCGCGCCGCAGGGAGCGCCACAGGCGCCGCCGCAGCCCGACCCGGCGCTTTCGGCCACCGCGCAGCCGGGGATAAACTTCGACAATCCGATCCGCGAAGCGAACCAGACGTGGAGCTCGATCATCACTTCGATCAAGCGGGCCAACCCGAAGATCGACCCGATGACGCTGATGACTGCGGCGAAGGAGCAGCTTGATAACATCAAGGGCATCGCGCCAATCACGAAGTCCATCATGGACGCGCAGATGAAGGGTAATGAGTTTCTAATCACTACCCAACTCAAGATGCAGCGGCTCCGGCAGCTCGGGCAGGAAGTCGAGATCAAGCTGGCGAACGCGCAGACCAACGCGGAGAAGAACCAGATCATCTCCGACTGGCACAAGGGCCAGCTTGCCATCGAGCAGGGCCGCGCCGAGACCTACGCCGAGAGCGTCGATTACCAGCACGAGGATCGTCAGTCGGCGGAATCCGGGCGCAACACCCGCAACACGCAAAACGTCCAGAGCCGCGAGGGCATCGCGCAGGGCCGCAACGAGACGAACCTCGACATCGCTGGCGGCCGCTCGCGCGACAGCCGCTACCGCACGGAGCAGGGCTTCCGTGGCGCGCAGGTTCGTTCGGGCGGTCAGGCTGGCCCCGAGCCGAGCCGGGAAGGGCTTGGCCTCCCGCCCGACGCGCGCAAGGCGCCCGACGGCAACTACTATGTGAAGCGAGGCGGCAAGTACTTCCGCGTTGAGCCGTGACCCAACTCACCCCGGTCGACGGAAACCCGTTCGCGTCGAAGAGCGGGCCGAAGCTCGCCTCGGTCAACTACGACCCGTTCGCCAAGGCCGCCCCGTCGTTCGATGGCGGGGCCGCGCTGCGCTCGGTCTTCCCGCAGGCACGCATCACCAGCCAGCACCGCGGCCCCGGCGGCGTCGGACCATCCGACGACTACCACCACACCACCAACGCGGCGGTGGACCTGGAGCCGATCAAGGGGATGAACTTTGGGCAGTTCACCGCCAAGCTGCAAGAGGCGGGCTATCCGATTATCCAGGGCATTGACGAGGTTAACCACCCGTCGAAATATGCCACCGGCCCGCACTGGCACGTTGTCCTCGGAGCGCGCAAAGGCGGCCCGCGCCTGGCCGAAGTCGACCACGACCCGTTCGCCGGTGGCGGCGGAAACCTCGTACCCGTCAGCGGCGACCCATTTAAAAGCCCGCAGAAGCGTTCCGGCGCGCCGAGGTCTCCCAATACCTCCAAGCGCCCGAATCCTGCTCAGCGAGCCGGAAATCAAGCCGCAGAGCCGAGTTGGCGCGATCTTCCGGGCAACATCGTTCCAAGCGCGGAGAAGACGGCCAAGGGGCTGTTCGAAGCGATCCGCCACCCCGCCGACACGCTCAAGGGTGTCGTCGAGACCGTTGGCGGCGCGGGGCTGTCGGCGATGGACGCGCTCAGCCACAGGCTCGAAGGCAAGGACTTCGCCACCGGCCCCAAGGCTAAAGCGATGGTGGCGCGGTTCAAGGATGAGGCGAGGCCCTACCTCCAGCACCCGTTCAAGCAGCTCAAGAAAGACCTCATCGAAGACCCCGTTGGAACAGCGCTCACTGCGGCGCCAGTAGCCGGTGGAGCGGCCCGGGTCGGCAAGCTCGGACTGCGCGGGGTCGACGCTGCGCGGCTGGCCTCGCTGTCCCCCGAAGCGCGCGTCGCCTTGAAGGCGAAGCGCATCGAGGACATGGCCTCCTCCAAGGCGTACAAGGAGATGGCGCGTCCACGCATGGCGCAGCACCGGCTCGACGCCGAGCGCGCGACCAATGAGCTTCGCGACCACCAGAAGACCATCGGCAACCTGCCACCGGAAGAGCAGCGCAAGATCGCGATTGCCGCCGACACCGGCGACCGTACCGGAATCGCGGCCGAGCACCACGGGGCACTCGATACGATCCGCAGCGTCGCCAAGCGCTATGAAAAGAAAATCCGCGACGTGTACGCGGCGGGCGGCCACAATTTGCCCGAGTTCGTCGAGAACTATTACAAGCACTGGTGGCACCCGAGCACCACGCAGGGCGAGATCGACGAGTTCCTGCGGAAGCGGCAGGGCTCGTCGGCCAGTTTGAAGCACCGCACCATCCCGACGCTCGCCGAAGGCATCGAGGCGGGGTTGAAGCCGCGCTACGAGAACCCGCTCGACACGATGACCCACTACGTCCACCAGATCAGCAACCACCTGGTGAACCACGACCTGATGAACGCGATGCGGAAAGATCCGCGCATCGGCGCCAAGTGGGTTTCGAAGCGCAGCATCCCCGACGGCTATCGCAAGCTCGAAGGCATCGGCACCGAACGCGGCGGCCGTGGCATATCGAAGGAAATCGACGGCCAGCAAATCCATACCGGCAACGCGCCGCCGATGGTGCTCGTCGCCAAGGATGGCGCGGCACGGCTCTACAACCGCAGGATCAGCAAGGGCCTCTCCGAGACCATCAACGAGCACTTCGGCGCTACCGCCGGCAAGGCGGCAAAGGCGGTGCAGCGCGGAGGCCACGCGCTCGTTTCGACGAAGCTGTTCTCGGCCTTCCACCCGATCCTCATCACCGGCAAGGGCTACGCCAGTGAAATCGGAAACGGCATCCGCCACCTGTCGCGCGGCGCCCCGATCGACACCATCAAGTCGCTGGCGCACATGCCGTTCGCTCCGGCCGTGCAGGTGTACCAGGGCGCGAAGATGGGCAAGCGCCTCCTCGAAGACGAGGGCAAGGCGATGAAGGAGATCGATCACCTCTACGTCAAGGCAGGGGGCAGCGTGAAGTCCGGGGACGCCTACAGCACCGTCGACGCCCCGAGCCATCTCGAATCCGCGCTTCGCGGCACTTTCGCCACCGACATGAAGAAGTCGCTGGCGCAGATGGGCAAGTCTCCGGTGGGCGGCACGATCAGGATGGCCGGTCGCGCGCTCGACAGCTACAACGATACGATCTTCCGCCACTACATCCCGGCGGTGAAGCGCGGCGCCTTCGAGCGCGAGCTTACCACGTCGCTGAAAGCGCACCCGGAATGGGGCGAAGCCGAGAAGGCTGCGGAAGCCAAGCGCGTCTTTTCGAGCATCGAAGGCCGAATGGGCGTGATGACGCGCGACAACATGTTCTGGTCGAACATGGCCCACGATGTCGGCCAGGTAATTTTTCTCTCGCCCTCGTGGCAGTTGGGCAACGCGCGTCTCGTCAAGCAGGCGATGGCCGAAGTCCCCGAGAGCATCCGCTCGATGCTCAAGGGCAAGGGGATCACGCAGGGACCGGCGCAGGCGATGGGCCTCCTCGGCTCCTACATGCTCGGCAACGGCGTCATCCAGTACCTCTACACCGGACAGCCGCCGAAGGACGCCCACGACCTGCTGGCGGCGCGCACGGGCGGCACCAACAAGGACGGCACCCCGGAGAGGGTGATGATGCCTTCGGTGATGAAGGAACTGTACGAGTACGCCACCTCGCCGCTGAGCGAGCTTCCGAACGTCATCAACCCGTCGACCAAGGCGGGCTTCCAGCTTGTCAACAATCGCGACTGGAGCGACACCCCGATCTACCACCCGCAGGACGCGCCGTGGCAACCGGGCGACCTCTCCCGGCCGCACGAGATAGCGAACTACCTTGGCGACCTCGCGACGCCGATCCCGTTCGGCCAGAACCCCAACGGCGCGCAGAGCCACGTCGGCGCGCTCGGCCAGTTCCTCGGACTGAGGCCCGCGGGCAAGCGGTTCGCCAACCCCGAAGGCTACGAGGCGCAGCAGCGCTACTTCCAGGGCAAGGACATGGACCGCCTTCGCCGGAAGGAAAGGAAGCGCAAATGAGGACCGTCGGCTACCTGTTCGGCCTGTCGTGGGCGCTCATCGTCGTGGTGATCTTCGCCCTGCTCATCCTGTCGCTTGTGTCGGATAGCGACTGATGCGCCTGACCGAGCTTGATCCTCATTGGCTGATGTTCGAAGGTCACCGCGTTGGCTTCATTTTCCGCTGCCCGCTGCCGAACAAGCGCACCGAATGGCAGACCTGCTTCGTCGAGAAATTTTACCTATTCAAAGGTCGCAACGGAACCTACCCAAGCGATGACATTGCATGGGCGCCAGACAGTCAGAGCGGAATAGTGCATACCGTTCAGACCGACCTTCCCGACCTGCGTGAAATAGGTGACAGTTGCAACTGGCAGAGCTGCAATCCGGACTGTCAATGGACGATCGAGGGCGGGATTGCCAACGCCAGCTTCGAGACCATGAGCGTGCAGCCATCGTTGGACGGATCGAAAGGCGGTAACTGGCACGGGCACATTACCAATGGTGAAATCGTGGGGGGTCTATGAGGTTGCTCCTCGTCGACAATGCCGGGTTGATGACGGACTTCGCGCTGCGCTGCCAAGACGCGGGCCACGAGGTTCGCTGGTACATCCGGCAGACCCGCATGACCGAAGGCATCGGCAAGGGGTTATTGAGTGGCAAATCGAAACTGATTGACGACTACCAGCTTTGGGCGCGGTGGGCGGACCTCATCCTGCTCGCCGACAACGTGCGCTACCTGCACGACATGGAGCGCTGGCGGGCCGAAGGTATTCCCGTCATCGGTCCGACCATCGAGACCGCCGCGTGGGAGACCGACCGCCAGAAGGGCCAGCAGGTGTTGAAGCGGGCCGGGATCAAGGTGCCCGACTACAAGACGTTCGACGACTACGACCGCGCCATCGCCTATGTGAAGCGCGAGGGGAGGGCGTTCGTATCGAAGCCCTGCGGCGACGAAGAAGACAAGTCGCTGTCTTACGTCGCCAAGTCACCTGCCGACATGGTGTACATGCTGGAGCGGTGGAAGAAGAACCACCGCCACAAGGACGCCTTCATCCTGCAAGAGTGCGTGAAGGGCGTCGAGATGGCCGTCGGCGGCTGGTACGGCCCCGAAGGCTTCCTCCCCGGCTGGCATGAAAATTGGGAGTTCAAGAAGCTGATGGCGGGCGACACCGGCCCGGCCACCGGCGAGATGGGGACGATCGTTCACGTGGTCGAGAAGTCAAAGCTCGCGGACCTGGTGCTCAAGCCCGTGGCGAAGCAGCTCGAAGCCGCCGATTATATTGGCTACGTCGACGTGAACTGCATCGTCGACGAAAGCGGGACACCGTGGCCGCTGGAGTTCACCATGCGTCCGGGCTGGCCGACCTTCAACATCCAGATGGCGATGCTCGAAGAGGGCGAAGACCCTGCTAACTGGCTCTACGATCTCGCCGAGGGCAACGCGACCGACCCGTTCCGGAAGAACGAAGTCGCCTGTGGCGTCGTCATGGCGATCCCCGATTTCCCGTTCAGCCGCTTCACCCGCAAGGACGTACACGGGATTCCGATCTATAAGCTCAACAACAAGAACCGCTACCGCGCGAACCTGCACCCCTGCGAGGTGCAGCAAGGCGAGGCGCCGACCGATGTAAATGGAAAGGTGGTGACGCTGCCATGTCTGACGACAGCCGGGGATTATATTCTCATCGGGAGCGGACTTGGACCAAGCGTGAGGGTCGCAAGGGCAAAGGCGTATCGAGCGCTGGAAAGTCTCGAAGTGCCAAACAGCCCGTTCTGGCGGCCGGACATCGGCCAGCGGTTGAAGAAGCAGCTCCCGACGTTGCAATCCCTGGGCTTCGCGAAGGGCTTGCTCTTCTAGGGCGCGACAGCGAGGATTTCGAAGACCTCCTCAAGCAGAGCCTCCAGTTCGCTCGCGACGTGATGGCGCTCAAGGCCAACCCTGCCGACGCCAGCTTCGCCAAGATCATGACTCTCAAAAAGGAGGTGATGGCCTCGGTGCTATCGGCCGGTGTGCGCGTCAATGATGCCGCCCTGCGCCGCAAAGACACCGATAAAGTCGCCGAGCTGCTGCGCCAAGTGAAGGCGAAACAACCCCTCCCCGACCAGCCCGAGAGCGAAGACGAGCGGATGCGGCGCGAGCTGTTCGACTAGGTGTTATACGCCGCGAAGACTATGGCTGCGGCGCGGTAAGCGCGCGGCAAAACCGCCTTTAGAGTCCCGAAAAAATGAACAGGAAGTCGCGAAGGAGCGGGGTCAAAAGCTCTGATTCAGAGGGAACTCTGTGTGAGACGCTGTGTTGACATCGCAGTGGTCCCTGGTTCAATCCCAGGCACGCCCACCACTTTCAATTCAACGACTTAGGCTGCTTTCTTGCCCTTCGCCTCGGGCTTCTGCGCGGTAACGGCGCGGTAATAAGCGCCGGGAACCTGCTGCTCGATCTCGTCGATTATTTGCTCGATACTTTCGCGAGCGTTGGCGAGGTAGTCGGGCCTCAGAGGCGCGTAGAGCTCGGAGATAGAATCGAACCGCTGGTGGCCGAGGAACGCCTCGATCTCGCTCCAGTCGGTCGAGCGCATCCGGCTTCGCAGCAAGTCGGCCATCGAGCGGCGAATGAGCTTGGTGCCCGATTCGCGGTCGCCGGGGAGGCCAAGCTCGGCGGCCATCGTGTCCCACGCCTTGCGGACCGAGTTGGCCTTGATGACGGGCCCCTTGGGGAGCGTAGCGAGCCATGCCGCGCCCTGCCTCGCGATCGGAACCGTCGCCCGGTACTTCTTCGTCTGCGGCCGGTTCTTGGGGTTGAGGTTGAAGATCCGAGGCTCGGGGAACCACTGGCCGCGGGCAGGGTCCGTCGAGGCTTCGAGCACGGCGTCGGGGCGCCCGAGCGTTAGCACCGACAGCCGCAGAAAGGAGAGCAGGTTCGTCTTCTCGCCGTCGAGGGCGTAGGCGAACATCTTCGCCAGCGTGTC